CGCTGAAGAACAACCTTATAAGGAGACTTGTAAGGAATGTAATCGGTGTGTATCGCAGCCAATCGACGGAGCCAACATGTTACGCACGTGACCGCGACGAGCAGAAGCTTGCCGAGACCATGAGCACCATGTTGCAGTACAATATGCAGCTGAACCGCATGACAGAACTATATGCACGAACAATGGAAGAGTTTCTTATTTCGGGCATGATAGTACATCGCAAGTGGTTTGGACGCATGAACGACAAGGAGGACTGTTGGACTGAATATGTACAGCCTAACAACTTCTTTATCGACAATCACATGAGAGATTTCCGCACGTGGGACTGTAACTGCGTCGGAGAGATACACGATGTGAGTTTCGAGGACGTTGTGCACGAGTATGCCAAGACACCAACGGACTATGCGAAAATCGCAGAGATATACAAATGCGCACGCGAGAAAGCCGTGCTCACACAGGCGTGGGAGCAATTCGGCTACTCAGAGAACCCCGAAATGGACTTCCTTGTACCGAGGGACGAAAGTATGTGCCGTGTTATCGAGGTGTGGAGAAAGGAGACCAAGCCTCGCTATTGGTGCCACGACTACAACAACGGAGATGTCTATAAGATAGAGATTGAAGATTACAAGGAGATGGTGGAAGATGAAAACGCGAACCGTCTGCAACAAGGTATGGCCGCAGGTATGCCTCCCGAGGAGATACCTATGATACACGCAGAATGGTTTATCGACTCGTTTTGGTACTTCTACAACCTTACACCCTTTGGCGATATATTGAGCGAGGGAGAAACGCCCTACGCCCACAAGAGCCATCCGTATGTATTCAAGGCTTACCCATTCATCGACGGAGAGATACACTCCTTTGTCAGTGACGTGATAGACCAACAGCGCTACACCAACCGACTAATTACTTTGTACGATTGGATAATGCGCAGCACGGCAAAAGGTGTGCTGATGATACCGACAGACTGTATTCCCAAAGGAATGAGTCCGGAGGACTTTGCCGAAACATGGAGTATGCCTAACGGAGTGCTCTTGTACACACCGAGCAAGAGCCGCGAAGTACCTAAACAGATTTCAGCCAACTCAACAAATATCGGCATCAATGAGCTGCTTAACCTGCAACTGAAATTCTTTGAGGACATCTCGGGAGTTAACGGAGCACTGCAAGGTAAGCCAGGCTATGCCGGCATGAGTGCAGCGCTTTACAATCAGCAGACACAGAACGCCACCACGAGTCTGTTAGACCTGCTTGATACCTTCAACGAGTTTATCAGAGACGCAGCATACAAAGACGTCAAGAACATTCAACAGTTCTACGACGGCAAGCAGACATTCAACATTGCAGGCCGAGCCGGTGTACAAGTTGAGTACGACCCACAGAAGATACGCGACGTTGAATTTGATTTGAGTATTGTACCGAGTCAAGCTACACCTGCTTATCGTGCTATGGCTAACGACTTCTTGATGCAGTTGTGGCAACAGCAAGCAATCAGCCTCGAGCAATTGTTGCAAGCAGGTAACTTCCCATTTGCCGACGAGCTGCTGCAAAGCATTCAGTCGCAGAAAGAGCAAATGGAGCAAGGACAAGTACCCGAAGGCGTAAGCCCTCAGTTGCTTGCACAGGCACAGCAAGGCGCAAATATGCAAGCCGTTGGACAGTTGCAACAGAGTATGTCGCAACAGGCACAGCAAGGGCAAGCAAGTTAGAAAGATGCTGCTGAAATAACCTTTGGAGTATAGATTAGAGATTGACTGCCGCGAGTTACGACTTGCGGCAGTTGCATTTCGTAGAAGCAGATATGCAGACCAATGGCGCGAGTCATAAGAAGGTCATCGTGTGTGCCGGCTTTAGCACCGAACGAGCCGTTAGGCTTTTTCTCATAGTTCAGATATTCGTCGATGCAGCGCTTGTCACGTTCCACATAAAGGCCCTCACGTATCACTTTGACAAGTGTAGAGATAATCATTGGCTTTGTGGCAACATTCGTGTGGAAGCCATAGCGCACAGGGAGACCTTGTATAATGGCATCCTCGGACTGCTTACGTGCATAGAGGTTGGGATAAATATCTTTGATTTGGTTGAGAATAGCGTTAGATTGGTCACCGTCGACATTGCGCTCACGGTCGTGTGTCTCGAGGGTGTTAGACTCTATAACGAGCAGAGAATTGTCGTAGAAGGCTGCAATCTGAGCGGCTTTCCAAGCTAGTAAGTCCATATCAATATGCCCATACCATTGCGCCACGACAGAGGGCTTGCCACCGTCCATCATAAGCAATCTGTCAAAGACAACAATCACAGACCAGTCGGCAGTGTGCGAGCGGCCACCGACATCGACAACAGTCAGATAGCGGTCGGTCACCTCCTCAGTGTCGTTGGGGTTGTAAGGGTCGGGCAAGTTCCACACATATAGCAGACCTTGTGAGTCAGCCTTAAAGCGCAGCTCTCGCAGAGCGTCCTCGCCCTCATCGCCATAGGCATATATGTCACCAAGGTCTCGAGGCGGCTTCACGGTGGTAGGACGCAGCGCTTCAACGCAGTATTTATCGAACACAGCAGTACCGGAGTTGACAAACGCTTCAATATCGTCAGAGGGATATTCGGAAGCCATAGAGCCGTGGTCGTGATACTTGGCACGTTCCTCAACATACCAATGAATACCTTGCAACGTAGCGCCTATTTGCCACAGCCACCAAAGGTATTTGCCGGACTCCTCACGGTCGGACGGAGCAGCCGAGTTATTACGGTTGGCATACAGCCACGAGGCAAATGTCTGCAACTCTTCAGTTGAGGCGAATGGTATCTGATAGAGTTCTATATCAAACCACGAAATGAAGAGCGGATAAAACTGCGATTTTATATTGGGATCCTTTGCAGCAACATACTCATTGTGGAAGAAGTTGCCGACACCGTTTGCCGTGGACTCATAGACAATCATCGTGTAAGGACGATACAGCACACCGGAGCAAGCAGAGCGGACAATATCCTCGGGCTTCTTGCCGTCGGTAGCTTTCCACAGACCCACCTCAGAGAGATGCACAAGCGCGTAGTCACCACCACGGCAGGAGTCGGGAGACTCGGCAGAGCCGATTGATATAGTGGCATTGCGTTGAGGTACGAGCTGAGTAAGACCGGAGCGACCAACGCCCACGAGCTTATCTTCATTCTCGGAGTAAACCTCCCCCACCTCATGGAGCATGGAGACCGGGTAAGCCTCAATCATGCGCTTAAACATTCCCTTGATAGTCTCAGAACCTTTGTTGTAGTTGGAAACGATAAGAGAGTTGAGGCCTGTGCGATGCACGAGTTGCAACCATGCCATATACAGCTGCGAAGTAGTAGAGCCACCCCACTGACGAGCCTTTAACAGAATAATGCGAATAGGCTGATTGGCGAGTCGCATAGACTCGAGCATGGTGACAAACTTGCGTTGTGGATATGTGAGACGGAATAGGCAGTCGGGCTGACCCACCTCCTTGTTTTTGATATACACAAACGTTGCAGCCCAAAACGGAAAGTCATGCAGCGAGCGGAGGCGCACAAAGCGGTCAAGAACAGCTTCCCTATCCTCCTCTTCGGGAGAGTCAACACCCATGGAGTGTAACAGCCCATCCACGCCCTTATACTTGATAAGAGCCTTGACAAAGCCGTTATCCATCATGGAGCGAGGGAGCCACATTTTTTTGATTGGGAAGTCGGGTATGGTCACAAGGACACGCTCTCCCACAGAACCCTCACCGGTAATGGGGTTGAATCGGGAGAACATATTATCGCAGCGACGGTCATTCTCGGCTATTATGTTGCTAACGCTTTTTCCCATGTTCGTAATATCCGTTTCGGATTTTAAATAACCTTTCAAGTGCTGATGATGCTTCCATGTAGAATTTAGGTGCAGGCGAATTAACCACTTCGTAAACGAGTTCAGAGAGGTGCCAATCCGGATGTTTCTCACGGAGTATAACGACGCGACGGTGTATCTCTTGGAACATTTCACGCTTAGACGGTCTCATTGTATCAAGTACCGGCTTTCCACGCATGATAGCGGACACGACAGCAGCAGCGCGTTCCTCGGAGACCCAAAAGCGAGGAGAGGGAGAGTTAACAATTTTCTCGCCTATTTCGTCGAGGCGTATGTAACACGCCTGCGCTACGCAGCTTCGGTAAGCTTTGAGTAGCGCAGCATTACGTTCGCGTGTAAAAGCTAATATTGAACCAAAAGACTTCATCGCATTGCACTTTTAAGGTTTATAATCTGATAGTAAAGATAATAACTATAAGTCAAAAGATAAAGATGAAGAGGGAGCATCGAGGTGTAACTTTGCTGATATAATAAGTACCCATATAAATTATAATAACGACTATGGCTGAGGATAAGCAAGTTAAGAGCAAACGCGACCAATTTGGCGAGCGCTTGAAGAAGAAATATCCTAACAAGGAGTATGCCGATGATGAGGCCTTGTTCGGTCAAATCAATGACGATTATGATGAATATGACAATAAACTTAACGGCTACGCAGAGCGTGAGAATAAGCTTGTTGACATGTTCAACAAAGACCGTAACAGCGCACAGTTCATCACAGACATGGCACAGGGCAAAGACCCATGGGTAAGTCTGATTAACCGTATTGGCATCGACGGTGTTAAGGAGCTTCTTGAAGATCCATCGAACATGGACAAATTTGCTGCAAGCAATAAGGAGTATGTGGACCGCATGGCGAAACAGAAAGGCCTCGAAGAGGAATGGAAGAAGAACATGCAGACCACACTTGCTATGCTTGAGCAGAAGCAGAAAGAACTTGGGCTGACTGATGAGCAGATTGATGCCGCTTCAGATTGGATTAAAGAGGTTACAAATGATGCCGTTATCGGTATCATCAAACCCGAGACAATCGACATGGCACTCAAGGCTATCAATCACGATGCCGACATCGAACAGGCAAGTGCAGAAGGTGAAATCCGTGGCAAGAACGCCAAGGTAGAAGCCACATTGCGCAAGCCGCAGCGCACTGACGGTGTGCCTAAATTGGCAGGTAGCAACAATGCACCGGCACCGCAGAAATCTAAAGGCAGCATATTCGACATTGCAGACGAGGCTCGATAATGGAGAATATAAAGTTTGTAGAAAAACCATTGCGACCGACCAAAGGTAGTGCAGGGTTGAAAAGTCAACTACCGGGATGCGCAACTACGGTAGGAAACCTATCAGCAGCCACCGGAGGCATTGCACCGGGCAACATGGTAAAAACAGATAAATAAACAAGTAACAGTTAACAACGAAAACTATGGCAGAAGAAACCGTACAAGTAGGCACCGGCAATGCCGTTACGACCTCACCCGGCTCAGCCGGAGTTCAATCACAAGCACCGGGGCAATCCACAACCGTGAGCAACGTAGCAGCCGCTACAGGTGGAATTGCACCTGGTAATCTTGTAGAAACCGACATCGACACTCAACTCTTTCGCTTCCAAAGCGAGGACACCGCGTTGATGTCGCTAATGCTCAAAGCGAAGAAAGTCAAAGTAAGCTCACCCGAGGTAGAGCACTTCATGATTGACGAGCAGCGTGCAACACTCACCACTGACACCGCAGTTGCCAAGGGTAACTCGGCACAGTTCGTGCTTCCGCTCAACGCCAACGACCAAGACATTCCTCGCGATTACCACACCCTTTTGGTACCCGATGTTGACGGCTACAGTGCCGACGGCCAAACCGTAACACCCGGCAAGAGCCTTATGCTCTTCGTTACCGGTCGTGACACCACCACCAACAACCCCGTAGTACGTGCCGTAAATGGTCCTAAAGCTACCAAAGACGATACCTTCTGTACCACACCGGCAATTCCGGCAGGTAGTAAGGTTAAGCTCTTGGCAAATGCTATGTATGAAACACAGAAGGAAGTTGACCCCGACTTGATCGTTCCTCGTCCTTCTATCGTTTACTTGCAAAAACGTGGCATGAACCAAGTAGTATCTGACTACTTCGAAGCACAGAAGAAACACATTCCTTTCACACAGAGCCTCATCGCAGAGCAAGCCATCTTGAACTTCAAGCGTGCAAGCAACCGTACCTTGTGGGCCGGTCACCGTGGTAAGTTCCCTGTGAAAGTTCCCAAACTCGGTGAACAGATGGTTTACTTCACTGAAGGTATCCGTTGGCAGTTCAAACGCGAATTGCAGCACACCGGCAAGTGGACCATCGAGAAGCTCATCGCATTGGCTAAGATGTTCTTCACAGGCGAGGATGTGCCCAAAACCGCTATCCTCCTTGCAGGTAAGAACCTCTTGGAAGAACTTCAGTGCATCGACTTCTCGAAGCATCCCGAAATCCAAATCAATACCAAGCAGAACCCCATCGGTTGGACTGTGACAAGCATCCACACTGTATTTGGTGACATCGACATCAAGCGTGAGCCTACTCTTGACACCCTCGGTTGGAGCAACAGTGGTGCACTTATCGGTGAAGACCGTCTTGTACACTACACCTACTCACAACAGCACGAGTTCAACGACCGTGTTGAAGGTGAAGAAGCAACACGTAAGGGCATCGTCGTTTGGGACGGCTTGGCACTCAAGGGCGCTTGCCATATTTGGATTGACGGTGAAGGCGAAACTGCAAATGCAGGTTCAATCACTTACACAATTTGGGACAGCGAAGAAGCTCCCGAAGGTGACAACCTTGTTGAAGGTCGCGTATATCTGTTGACCGTTGACTGCCCGGGCATCAGCGCATCGGCACAGAACGGACAGATGTGGCAGTACAAGGGTGCTGACACCGGTTGGGTAGAATTCTCCGGTGAAATTACGGCAGACTAATCTCGTATCATCCAATTAACCGAAAAGTGGCGGAGGAGGGCCAACGCCCTCTTTCTCCACTTTTTTTATTAACAGTAACCCATTTAATTAAATAGAACATGTATAAGAAAACTTATGGCGCTCCTAACTACATGGATTGGGTAGCGCAAATCAAAGCAGGCTCTGCGACAGTGAGAGTACACTTCACAGGTGGTGCATTGTCAGTGTATGGTGTGACTCCTGCCGAGTACACTACCTCCAACGCGTTCATTCAGACCGTTATCGAGAAGAGCCAATACTTCAAGCAAGGTCGCATCACGCTGCTCAAATCGGTAGAGATTGCCGACACAAAGCCGGCAGTCACCAAGACCGCAGCCAAGTCCACCAAGGCTAAAGCCGCAGCGCAGACCGCTACCAAAGTTGAGGCAACCGCAAAGGAAGAGACCACGGTTGAGGCTCCGACACCTACAGTGGCTCCCGAAACAACCGAGCCGACCGAGAGTGAGGAGACACCCACCGAGGAAACCGAAACCGCTACCGAAGATAGCGGAGAAGCCGATGCGGAGTCAGACGGTTTGTTGAAAGTCGAAGTATCTTGCTTGCAAGATGCACAGGACTATCTGCAACAGAACTACGGCATCAAAACATACAAGGTACGCACAATTGCTGCATCACAGCAAGCTGCCTTTGAGCATGGTGTTGAGTTTGTAGGCGCAGGCTTTGTATCAGTAGGAGCGGCCACCACCGAGGAAGCAGAAGCAACCGAGGAGACTGAGGAGACCGAAGAAAACGAATAAACTAAATTAAGGCGCTATGGTATATAACATCCATGATGTGATGCGCGATGTGCGCGTATGCCTGGACCAAAACATGACAAGTGAGCAATTGCTTGCCACCGACGATATTGATACCCTCTCACTTGACGAGATAGTGAGGAGCAAGATATTGGAGGCGGTGAGACGTGTTCACATACAAGCTCCGGTGTATCTATTGGAGCAAGGTCACAATTTTGGCGATGCCGTCTATTGGGGAGACCAAGAGAGCGGATGGACTATATTGCCGGAAGATTTTATGCGTCTAATCGTCTTTGAAATGAGCGATTGGGAGCGCCCGGTGTATGCAGCCATCAGTCCGACGGACTCCGAGTACGACCTACAAAGGCAGAGAGTAAAGGCGCTGCGAGGTACCGCTCAGCGTCCGGTGTGTGCAATCACAGTACGACCGGAGGGCAAAGTGCTTGAGTTCTACTCATGCAAGAGCGAGGATGCTTATGTAAGGCGAGCGCAGTATCTTCCCTATCCCTCTATTGACGAGA